TTAAAATGTAATAAATGTGGGCATATATGGAAAAGCACAACATTTGGTAGCTTTACACAAAACACCATTAAATGTTTAGGGTGTATAAATTCTTGGAAAATGGAAAAGGAAATTGAATCTTGTCTAAATGAACACTCTATAAACTACATCCACGATTGCAGGTGTCATATCCTACCTTGGTTAAAGCATAAAATATCTTTATCCCTAGATTTTTATCTGCCAGATTATAAAATTGCAATTGAATGTCAAGGAAGGCAACACTTTGAGCCAGTTTTAGATTTTGGTGGCGAAAAAAGTTTTAAAGAAACTATTGAAAGAGATAAGAAAAAACTTATTCTTTGTAAAGAAAATGGTATTAAATTGCTATATTATGATAGTGAACATAACCATACAGAATTTTTAGGGGAGAAAGTATATAACAACGAAAATAATATTATAAAAGAAATAACTAGTTATGAGCAAAAAAATTAAAATGCTAGTAATACCCAGTGACACCACAGGGGTAGGAAAGTTCAGGTCTGTTGACCCTCACGTATATATTGCAGAGCACTATGGTGATGAATTCGACATTGACATTGTTTATAATATGCCTAATGGTGATTTGGAGACTTTCTTAAAGCAATATGACTTAGTTCATATCCATAAACAGCTAGATAAAGAATGCAAGATTATTGATATGATTAAGTTCCTAGGTATACCAGTAATTATAGATGTTGATGACCATTTCAATCTTGGAGAAGACCACCCAATGTCTCTCACTGCAAAGAAAGAAAGATGGCACGAACCAATAATTAACCACCTAAAGAGGGCTGACTATGTTACTACAACAACACCTATTTTTGCTAAAGTCCTTAGAAAGATAAACAAGAATGTAAAGGTTTTTCCTAATGCAATTAATCCAGAAGAGCCACAATATGCAGTTCCTAAGAATCCAAGAGTAGATAGATTAAGGGTTGGTATTATATGCGGTTCTTCACACTTGAAGGATTTACAACTTCTTAGTGGTGTTGCAGGCAAAGTTAATTTGGATAAGATACAGTTTGTGTTATGTGGATTTGATACAAGAGGTAATAAGACAATCTATAACAGCCAAACTGGAGAAAAAACAACTCGTCCAATAGAACCACAAGAAAGTGTTTGGTGTGATTATGAAAGGATTTTCACTGATAATTATAAGACAATCTCACCAGAGCATAAGGAATTCTTAATGAAATACGCAGCTGGCGTTGATGACCCATTCACAAATGAACCATATCGTAGAATGTGGACTAGAAACATCAATGACTATGCAACACACTACCAAAACGTTGATGTGCTCATTGCACCATTGAAAGAAAATGAATTTAACAGTGTTAAATCAGAACTTAAAGAAATTGAATGTGGATTCACTCACACCGCATTTATCGGACAAAATTTTGGTGCTTACACAATTAACCTAGTTCCTATGATTGAAAAAGGTGGTAAGATTAATGAGGAAGGTACTGCATTACTTGTTGATTCATCAAAGAATCATAAACAATGGGCAAAATACATAAATAAGCTTGCTGACGATGCAGATATGTTGAAGAAGCTTCAAGATAATCTATATAACTTTGTTAAAGATAGATATTCACTCGCTGAGATTTGTAGACAGAGAGTTGAATTCTATAAGAGCCTTGTAAATAAAGAATAATTAAAAAATGGAGGTAGAAACTAATCTATCTCCATTTTTCTTTATTGTACTTCCAAAGGTGAATATTTACCCAAATTCATATCTGGTGTTATTTCTATGGAATCATTGTTATTGTTTGCTCCCCTAAATTCATTCTCCATAAATTCATCAATAACACCCTCAATAATTGTCTTTACATTAACTCTATTCTCTTCCATTCTATAATTCGCTGGGTTTTGTATTATTTTTTCAAGCGCTTCATCACTCATCTTAGGAAATCTTTCTCTCAAAGCTTTTTAAGTCCGAAATAAGAACTTCCATCATGTTCAAATGTTCCAGTGCTAGTTCTAATTGAAAATACTCTAGTTGGTTGCTTTGGCTCTTGCTGTTGGACTTGAGGCTGTTGTGGTCTCTTAACCCCAAGAACTTCTCCACTAGTTTCTGGCAACATGTTTTTAAACTCATTAATCCAAGGTTTATCTTCAAGACTCCAATACCTCCAAGTTCTCATATTTTTTCTATACCCTTTATTGAACACATAATCTATACCACTAGAATCATTAGTTGTAACAACATTTTCATTCCTTTCATTTCTCTCAGTGTTGGTTATTAAATTAATTAAATTTTGATTAGATGTAATAGTAAGTTTGACTTTTCCTTCTTGTGTCATTACAATAATTGCAGTAACAGAAGCTTTCTTATTGTTAAGCCTTTTTTCACGTTTAGCTTTCATTTCATCATTAAGTTCAAGTTGGCTCATGTCTTCGGCACTCGCCAATCTCTGAATAGTAAATAAACCATTAGACCTACTAGATACTATGCTTCCTATTTGTCTAAATTCTAGACCATGCCCTTGTTTTGGGCAATATCCATTCATGTATGTATAATAATGGCACATTTCATGTACTAAAGTTGCTAAAAAACCGTGCTCAGTACCACTATAATTTCCGTTAAGCTCTATGGTTGGATGACACATTTCAACAAAATTTTTCCTATCTACATATACTCTATCCCAACCTTGTTTAAACATTTTTCTACTATACCTATCAACCCTAATGCCTCTAGCAGCAATTTTAAACCAACCCAATGTTCCACCTTGAGAACCACGACCAGTTGTAAATACATTAAAGTCGCATTCTCCCAAAGCGTCATTAAAAAGCTGAGAATTCATTTCATAGTATTTCTCAGCCATCCATTGCGTATTTGGTATAAAAGTTTTATCCATTACAAAAAACATTATTTATAATAAATAGTTTTTATTTTACCATTTTTCAAAAATTTTTGTAATAAACGTATTTCTAACTATATCTTGGTTTGTAAATTCATCATCTGAAACTCCTTCTACATCATTAAGACTTTCTTTTGCGTGAATAAGCCCACTATCGTTAAAATCTCTTATTCCCTTGCGGTCACATTGTGCTCTATCGCCTAAAATCGCAATTTTAGTATTACCTTCACCCATTCTGCCGATTAAAAGTAATGTTTCTCTTTTTGATAAATTTTCAGCTTCATCAATAATAATAAAAGCATCATCAAATGTTTTTCCTCTTGCGTAACTTAACAATTCGAATTCAATTAATCCACTGTTTATCAGTTGTTGTGCAATTTCTCTATAAGGTACATTACCACTAATCTTTAATATTTTCTCCAATGTATTAATGGTTGCCATTTGAAATGGCTTTATTTTTTCTTCAACGCTTCCAGGTAGCAGACCAATTTTTGTTGCTTCAGATGCTTC